GATTATTAGAAGACGATGTTAGAGGAGTCACAACAACGTCAAGTAGAAGAGAAGCACCAAGTATGGTATTTGGTATATCCTCCCCCGGCCCAGTAGATCGCAGAGAAAATGCTAAACGTGCAAACATCGGATCAATAGACGGACAAACAAGTTCTCCTGTGCCTATCAGCAGATTAGGCGGAACACAATTTGTCATGGATGACGGAGATGATAGATATCATCGAGCAACTTCCGCAGCTTCGGGTCCGGTAAAATACATCGACCTTCTTGAAAAGAAAGTCGTAGGCACAGGCGAAACAGCAACCAACGCCGGCGAATCAACGATTCCTTATAATGAATATTTCCGTGTAAGAACCAGAACCGGACACCAGATATTGATGCACAATTCAGAAGATCTAATTTACATTGGAAATTCTAGAGGAACCACATGGATTGAATTGACGTCAAATGGTAAGATTGATATCTATGCTCAAGACAGTATCAGTGTTCATACGGAAACTGACCTCAATGTATTCGCCAACAGAGATATTAATCTAGAAGCCGGTAGAAACATTAACATGAAATCTGGAGGCAGACTAAAGGCAGACATAGGAACCAACATGGAACTGCTGATAGGAGTAGATGGAAAAATCACTGTGGGATCAAATTGGGATCAAAAAATAGGTGGAACAACAAAACTAGCATCAACAGGTAATATCAACGTTGTGTCCGCAGCCAACAATAGATTCACTTCAGGAGCAAGTACACACATAGCAGCAGTGGGAGAACTTAGAGAAAGCGCCAGCACAATACATATGAACGGAGTATTGGCCGACGTGGCACAGGTGGCAGAACAGGTGATACCATTAACAACACATGCTAATCCAGCTACGTCCACTTCGGCCGACTGGGCAACAGCAAAATACCAATCAGGAACTATATCCAGCATTATGAAGAGAATACCGATGCACGAACCGTGGCCCCTACATGAAAATCAAGTACCCCAATTCTTAACGCCAACAAATACAGATAGGGATACCTAGGAGATAGTATGGCAAATAAATTATACAATCAAAAAACTGTCGCAACTAACACAGCTTCTGTGGGAGATAAAGGTGGCACATTTACCTATAAAGGATTTAATTCCAAAGAATCATCTAAGAATTATAAAATCTATGACATTGATCTAGTCAAGCAGGATTTGATCAATCATTTTTATATTCGCAAAGGCGAAAAATTAGAAAACCCAGAATTTGGTACCATTATTTGGGATATGTTATTTGAACAATTTACTGAAGATGTTAAAGAAATGATAGCTAAAGATGTAGAAACAATAATCAACTACGATCCGAGAATTGTAGTAAATGAAGTATTGATTGACAGCACTGATATTGGAATACGCATACAAGCAGATGTAACGTACATACCGTTCAACATCAATGAGCGCATGACATTTGATTTTGACAAGAATAATTCTATCATTAACTGAGCAGTTAATTTTGTTTGGTAAATATGATATAGGAACTGACGATGACAACAACTAGTAGACAAAATAACCTAATACTCAATGAAGATTGGACCAGAGTCTATCAGACATTTAAGAATGCTGATTTTAAATCATATGACTTTGAAAATCTTCGCAGAGTTATTATCACTTATCTAAGAGAAAATTATCCAGAAGATTTTAATGATTATATTGAATCGTCTGAGTATATGGCTCTTATTGATGCAGTGGCATTCCTAGGACAAAGTCTAGCTTTCCGTATCGATCTAGCATCAAGAGAAAATTTTATCGAATTAGCAGAACGCAAAGAAAGTGTTTTACGTTTAGCTCGCATGCTTAGTTACAATGCTAAAAGAAACATAGCAGCTAGCGGATTAATTAAATTTTCCAGCGTAACAACCACAGAAGAATTATTAGATTCAAACGGTAAAAATCTATCTAATCAGATAGTGTCATGGAACGATCCAACTAATACTAACTGGTTAGAACAGTTTATCACGATTCTGAATGCAGCCATGGCTGACAATACAGAATTTGGTCGCAGTCAGGGATCTGGAACGATACAGGGAATTCCTACAGAACAATATAGATTCAAAACCACTAGCACTGATGTTCCCATATATACCTTTAGTAAAACAGTGGCAGCAAGATCTATGACCTTTGAGATAGTCAGTACAGCATTTAAAGACAGTGATGCAGTTTATGAAGAACCTCCAGTGCCCGGAAACCAACTGGGATTTATATATCGTAATGATGGTAAAGGACCGGGTAGTCAAAACACTGGATTTTATCTATTGTTTAAACAAGGTAGCTTAGAACTTGCAGATTTTTCCATAGATATTCCAACAACTAATGAAACAGTCGCAGTTGATAGTGCAAACATTAACAATGACGATGTATGGTTGTTTAGCTTAGGAAGCGGCGGAAATCAATTAGACCAATGGACTCAAGTCGCTAGTTTAATTGGTAATAATATTGCTTATAACAGCATTACACAAAACATTAGAAATATCTACGCCGTCGAAACCAAAGAAGAAGACAGAGTTGATTTGGTATTTGCTGACGGTGTTTATGGAAATTTACCACAAGGTGCATTTCGTGCTTACTACAGAGTCAGTAACGGATTAAGTTATACCATTGCTCCTGCAGAGTTACGAGGAATTAATATTTCAATTCCGTACGTTAGCAAGAACGGTCAAGCACAGACATTGACTGTGGGATTGGCTCTGCAATATTCGGTGTCGTCTAGTGCCGCGTCGGAAGATATCGATTCGATCAGAACCAACGCCCCTGCTGTGTATTACACACAGAATAGAATGATCACAGGCGAAGATTATAATCTTGCGCCGTTGTCTAGTTCTCAGGATATATTAAAAATCAAATCTATAAACAGAACATCCAGTGGCATCAGCAGAAATTTTGAAATACTCGATGCCAGCGGAAAATACAGCAGTATAAATGTATTTGCGGATGACGGATTCATCTATAAAGAACAGGTAGAAAGCCAATTAAATTTTAAATTTACCAGTAGAATTGAAATATTAAATTTCATTAAACGTAGTGTTGAACCTATTTTTACTGACACAGATGTGTATAATTTCTATATCACTAAATTTGATAAAATTCTTTTTACAGATTTAAACAGTATTTGGCAAAGCGTTACTTCAGATGTTAATATGGCCACAGGATATTTTAAAAACGTAGTTGACAATTCTTTGTTAAAGGTTGGAGTATATTCTACCAGTAGCTTAAAATATCTAGCCCCAGGTGCATTAATTAAATTTGTTCCTCCTAGCGGTTACGCCTTTAAGAAAGGCGAGCTGGTATTAATTGATTCTAACGACTCAGAACAAACAGATAGATTATGGACTAAGACTGTTAGAATAGTTGGCGATGGAACTAATGCTGGTAGAGGAGTACTAACTACAGGCCTTGGACCAGTGACGTTCAGTGATCCTGTGCCAACTGGTGCAATAGCCAGTCGAATCGTTCCTAAATTTGTTAATGATTTGCCCACTGCTTTAGAAACAGAAATAGTCAATCAAACGTTTCAGGGATTAAACTTTGGTCTAAGATTTGATGTGCCTACTTCAACATGGAAAATAATTTCAGCCAGCAATTTAGATCTAGTATCTAATTTTAGTCTAGGTCAAGCAGGAGATACCACAAACAGCAATTTAGATGCATCTTGGATATTAGCATTTGTAAAAGATGTAGATCAATATGTAATAAGAATCCGCAGATTAAATTATGTGTTTGGTAGTGTAGAACAAAATAGATTTTATTTTGATGCCAATGAAAAACAATACAACGACAACCTAGGTAAAGTGGTCAAGGATCAAATAAAGGTTTTAGGAATTAACAAATCCAGCACAGGATCAGCTGCGCCTATTGGCAACGATTTCACCTTTGAAATTGATGACACAATTAAATTTGATGATGGTTATGAAAGTTCCATAGAAATTAAAGTGGCATTCTCTGATCGCGACGACGACGCTGTTGTAGATAATCCCGAAGCTTTTGAACAGATAGTGGGTCAAGATACGCAATTAAATTATTTGTTCTTTGAAGAAATAATCGACGAGGCTGGCTCACAGGTATATCAATTAGTAGATAATTCAGACAATCTAATATTAATAGTTGAAAGAGAATCATTGGTTACAATTTCTAATTACAATGACGGACAGCTAATATATTTTTATGATTCTGCAGAAGATCAAGTTAAGCGTGTTGACAGAACAACCAACACATTGATATTAGAAAGTGCATATAAGGGTGTGGTTGGTCGAGATAAACTTAAATTTCAATATGTACACAATGCTAGCGTTGATAGAAGAATAGATCCTAGTGTAAGTAATATTGTTGATATTTTCTTATTGACCAGAAGTTATGACTCTGCATTTAGAACTTATCTAACAGGAGGCACAGATACAGAACCTGAAGCACCCAACAGCGACAGTTTGAAAATCAGCTTTGGTGCTAAATTAGATGCCATTAAATCTATCAGTGACGATATCATCTATCATCCTGTAAAATATAAAGTATTGTTTGGTTCCAAAGCAGAAACAAAATTGCAAGCACAATTTAAAGTGGTTAAAAACCCTGGACAAACAATTAATGATAATGAATTAAAGGTTAGAATAGTTACCGCTATCAATGAATTTTTTGATATTGCAAACTGGGACTTTGGTGACAGATTCTATCTCAGCGAATTAGTTACCTATGTGTTAAATCAAGTAGCACCAGATATCAGTAATATAATAATAGTTCCAAGGCAGACCAGTCAGTCATTTGGCAGTCTGTTTGAAATACAGAGCGGCCCGGATGAAATTTTCGTTAACGGTGCCACAGTAGATGACATAGTGATAGTTTCTGCAATAACCGCGTCTGAGGTTAGAGCACCCATTGATAGTATTGTAACCACAACATAATATGGCAGATAAATTTCCAAAAAGCGGTTTACCGATCAGAAAAACAGTAGAACTGTTACCTTCAGTATTTAGGTCAGACACCAATGACAAATTTATGTCTGCGGTAGTCGATCCGTTAGTTCAACCAGGATCATTAGAAAAATTAGTAGGATATATTGGTCGTAGGTATGGCAAGACATATCGTAGTCCGGATGTTTATCTAGATTCTGATAACACACTAAGAAGTCGATATCAATTAGAACCAGGAGTCGTTGTTAAAAAAGACGATGGGTCTGTGGAAAAATTTTATGACTTTATTGACTTTAAAAATCAATTAAAATTCTTTGGCAATACCGACGAGCGTGATAATCTAATAACATCGCAGGATCACTACAGTTGGAATCCTCCTAAGCACTGCGACAAATATGTAAACTTCCTTGAGTGTTATTGGATACCAGAAGGTCCTCCACCAGTTGATGTCTACGGTCAGCCTCGCACAGTGGGCAGCCAATACGGTGTAAAACTAGGTGTAAATTCATTTATTCTAAGCCCGGATGGATATACTAACAATCCCACTCTAACATTATATCGAGGCGAGACCTACAAGTTTAGAGTCAACTGTCCTCAAGAAGGATTTGTGATCAGAACTAACTATGACACTGGTTCATTGATATTCAATCCTAACAGGGCCTACGCTGCAGGGCAATTTGCAGTTTACGATGGCAAATTATGGAAGGCTAATGTTGATATTTTACAGGGAGATGGTAGCACCATATCCACAGAAAACAGCAATTGGACATACGTAGAAAATATATCCACAGGAACAGCACTTGATTACAACAACGGCGTGACTAACAACGGTGTTGAAAACGGTTATCTAGAATTCAAAGTTCCCTACGATTCTCCCGATGTGTTATTCTATCAAGGTAAAATAACACCAGATAGATTTGGACGAATTATAATTGCTAATATCGAATCGAATACGTTTGTTGATGTCGAAAAAGAAATCATAGGCAAAGAAACATACACCAGCGGTAACGGAGTTAAATTTACCACAGGGTTGATTGTGGAATTTAAAGGTAACGTAACTCCTGCAAAATATGCCACAGGTCGTTGGGTTATTGAAAACGTAGGTGTTAAAATTAATGTGGTTAACTGGGATGATTTAGTTATTCCTAAACTGGCAAAAACTGTACCAGAAATAGTTTTTGACAATGCAGGATTTGACACAGAACCTTTTGATGATGCCAGCACTTATCCTACAGAACAGGATTATATCGTTATTAGCAGAGATAGTATTGATCTTAATCCTTGGTCACGATATAATCGTTGGTTCCATAGACAGGTTCTAGAATACGCACATCAGTTGCGAGGAGAAGATTTTTCCGCCCCAGAAATCGCTAGAGCTAAACGTCCAATCTTTGAATTTTTACCAGGGATACAATTATTCAATCATGGTCGTATCGCAAAACAAACAGTTGATTATATCGATGACTATACTACTGATGTTTTAACTAATATTGAAGGCAGTGTAGGATATAGTATCGATGGAGAAACACTGTTTGAAGGTGCAAGAATTTTAGTTGTTGCAGACGAAGATGAATTAACAAATAATAAAATTTATCAGATACAGTTTATCACACATAATGGTAAAAAACAAATTCATTTAGCCGAACCAGCAGACAGCGATTCAGCAGAAGGCGAATGCGTTCTAATTCGACGCGGTGCAAAAAATGCAGGACTAATGTTTCATTTCAATGGCACAGCATGGGTTAAGAGCCAAGCTAAGACCAAAGTAAATCAACCGCCTTTATTTGACGTATACGATGCTGACGGTGTAAGTTTTTCAGACCCGGAAAGATATCCTGAAAGTACATTTGCTGGTACTGAGATTGTGGGATATAAAGTTGGAACAGGCCCAATAGATTCTAAATTAGGATTTCCATTAACCTATCTTAATATCAACAACATCGGAGATTTGTTATTCCATTTCAATTGGGATACTGATACCTTTAGATACAAAGAAAGCGATGCTACAGTAACCCGAAGAGTGGCTACGGGTTTTTATTATCTAGATGATTCTGGAGGTTATGGCGGGTGGGGTAATGGATGGATAGATACTTCTAGAAAATATCTAATGCCATTGATAGACAGCATAATAATAACAGAATCTACCAATACTTTAACGCTTACTATTATTGATTGGAAAGAAATAGAAAGTGACAGCGATTATGAAATTAGATTCTATCTCAACGGCGCAATATTTAAAAGCCCCTATACAAGAGATTTCAACAAATTTATTTTTAGTGAAAAAACATTTGAAGTAAATGACATCATATCTATTAAACTAGTAACTGACGTTCCGCCCGATACCGGATACTATGAAATGCCTATGGGATTAGAAAAAAATCCTCTTAACGCACCTGTGGCAGAATGGACACTGGGGCAAGCAGCTGACCATCTGAATTCTGGTTTAGATTTTAATCCTAATTGGACTGGAGTAGTTCCGGGACTAAACGATCTGCGAGATATTCCATTAGACGAATTTGGAAAGCCATGGAATACCTACAGTACCAGATACATGCATCATTCTGGTATAGCACCGATCGCGGTGAGCCTGTTGTGCGATAAAACAAATAATATTATCAAGGCCCTGCAGTATGCTAAGAAATCATATACTAATTTTAAAAATAATTTCTTAGATAGAGCCACAACATTGCCATACAACAACAATGTTGCGGATTTTGTAGATGATATCATTGCAGATTTAACTAGAACAAAAACCGTAGACAGTGCATTTGCTGACAGTGATATGATTGGCAGCGGTGCCTATACTGCTATCAAATACATTGTAGAAGATACTGGAACAAATACGTTTGCCCTTTCTGCAAAATTCTCACTGTCAGAATTAAGTCGTCGAGCTGTATATGTTTATATCAACGATCAACAATTATTGAATACCAAAGATTACGAATTTAATTCTACATTTGGTTTTGTTATCATTAGTAAAGATCTAGCAATCAATGATGTTATTGAAATCAGAGAGTATGTATCAACAGCAACAAATTATATTCCTACAACACCAACAGCTATTGGATTGTATAAAAAATATATGCCTATGCAATTTGTCGACGACACATACATAGAACCTAAGACAGTAATACAAGGCCATGACGGTAGCATTACGATCGCTTATGATGATTTCCGAGATCAATTATTATTAGAATTAGAATATAGAATATACAACAATATCAAACAAGAATATAATGAAACGCTGTTTAACATTGATGCGGTTCTTGGTGGATACTATGGAAACGCCTTGTATACTAAACCTCAGCTTGATGCTGTGGTAAATCAAGAATTTTTAAAGTGGATACAAAACACAAATATCAGCTATACCGCTAACACAACTTTTGATTCAGAAAACAGTTTCACATATACCTACACTAACATGACCGATCCTACAGGTTTACAGAGTTTACCTGGTTATTGGAGAGGAGTATATAAATGGTTCTATGACACAGATCGCCCACACCG